ACATTCTGAAATTTCCATACTTTCCTTCATAGCGTCATAAAAGCATTTATTCATTGCCCTTATATCATCCTGATCCAAATTTGCCGAAAATGTGATAGTATGCCATTGTTTCATTTTTCTACCCTCCATGTTAAGCTATTCTATAAACTGGAACACTAACAGAATGATCATAAGCATACATAATAATTTCTTCTGGCTCTACTCCTGCCGCTTCTGCTAACTCTTTCTTGATCCCCTCATCATTCCAACTAATGCAATACACTGAATAGCCGCTAATATCTTCCGGGCTTTCTGGCTCTGTTTCCTCATCGTGAATAACCCATTCCGATCCAGTGTTAAAATACATTGTTTCAAAAGCATCAAGCCCTTCTTTCGTCCAATACTGAACAGGATAATAAACATAATTCCAGTCACTTTGGCAACAACCGTTAATCTGCCTATAGTCCCATTTTTCCGCTGTTACAATAGAAAGAACGTCAACCAAAATTTGATCCTCTTCGTTGCTTCGGCAATCACTATACTTCAAAACAAGCTGTTTCAATTTTCCGATTTGCCTTGTACCATAGGGCTTTCCGTCCTCCCGCCACAAAAGATCATTTATGGCCTGTGTAACATTTTCATAAAAGCTGGAATAATAACCGCCTGTTTTAATATCCTCTATGGCCTCCGCTAATTCTCCATTGTCTAAACACTCTTTTACCCTATCAAAAAGTTTGCTTGTGCGGCTCTGAAAATCCTTGTTTCCACATACGTTAATATATTCCGTTCCCATTCCATCGTCATCAAATAAATAACTTTCCTGATATTCCGGGTTAATCTGTTTAGCGTAAACTTTCATTTTCAAAACCTCCAAAAGATTGTATTTGTTGTTATAGGCTTGTTTTTGTCTCTTGCCTGTTTTCCGCTGCTGTTATTCTATGTTCTTATTGTACCACACAATAACCAGAAATGCAACTATTTTCTGCCCGTCATAGCCGCCAAATTACAAGCGGCTATTTTGTCTATATTGTATTTCTTGTTATATGTTGTTCTGATCCATTGCTAATTCTTTTTCATTGCCTCCCATTCTTCCCACGTCATAACCTTCACAACGGGATAAACCCGCATACCATTCTTTTTCCGCTTGTATGTTCTGGCTGCTGCCTTGCAAGCGTTTAATGTGCCAGTGGTAAACGCTCTAACATAACCCGCAACGTCAAAACCGATAGCTACATAATCAGTCATTTTTCCAGCCCCCATTATCTATATTTAAGAAATTCTTGTGCAAGTTTAACCGCTTCTTTTTTGTTGTTTACTGATCCAGTTATTTCAACCCAACCAAAATCTTCAATATAATACATAAGTATATATTTTGATTTACAGAAAATTCCTTTACCATCATTCAAATGAAATTTTGCGCCGTTAATTTCAAAATCACGATTTACTTTCATTTTCCCCGCCTCTTTTTTAATGCTCAATAATAGCAACGTTTTTGCAAATATTCTTTTCCGGGCAATGGTAAAAGGAAGTCACCGCCTGAATACCGATCCGCTTTTACTGGCCTTAAAACCTTGTAGCCGTTATTTTGTAAGTGTGCCTTTATTGCCTTTATTCCGGCTTCGGCTTTATTGTGTTTTACCTCTTGCATAGCCTTAAAAGTGCCGTTCTGATCTGCTGCTATCAACTGCCGCTTCGTCTGGTAGATATAAGCCGCTTTTATTCCGTCTGGCGTGGTGAATGTCGTGTAAAATGTCATTGTAAAAACTCCTTCCGGTTTTGCCCTATCCGTTACCGCTTGTCAAGCTGCCACAATGGGGAGACTATAAAAGCATAGCCTGAATATTTCCGGGCTTCTCCCCGTTGTGGATCACTTGATTTTTCCAGCTTGTCAATATTGCCCTTCAATAGCATATTTCAGCCGCTTTACAACCGTTTCTAATTCTGCCGCACAAGTTTTTAATGTCTGGCGGTTTACTCCTTCCATCTGCTGAAGTTTTGCCTTGTATGCGTTTCCTGTCCCGTCCTCTTCCGGCTCTATCATGCGGGAAATTTCCGCTAAATACTGCCGCATATAGTCATATACTGCCGCCGTTGTTACCGTGTTGTATGCGCTGGCCTTTGCCTTGTTAATAGTCATTTTATTTTACCTCCCGTTTTTCCGTATCATCAAAAATGATTTTTCCAATTTTATTCCCGCAATCAATGCGGATCACGCTTTTTCCGTTCTCTGTCACAACCTCAAAAGGAATATTGTCATATTCCAAATTTGAAAGAATATCATTAAATACTTTTTGAAACATTCTTTTTTCTCCCGTCTGTTATCGTGCTAAATATGTATGATTTATTGCGTTACATTCCGCATAGCAACAATATTGCTTGATCTCTGGCCTGTCACCGCCTTTAATATATAGGCAGTTTTCCATATTGTGAAATTGTGCTTCATTTTCTGCTCTTTCTAATAGCTGCCGCAATTCTTCCAGCGTGATTTTTAACCCGTATTCTGTATATTTCATTTATGCCGCCTCCCCATTTTTCACGGCTTCTCGCCATGTGCTGATCTCATCTATAACGGGCTTCAATGCTTCATCAAGTGTAAAGCCGTATTGATCCAAATACTTTTTTAATTGTGCGCTTGTGCAAGTATACTTCCGGCTTCCTGTCTCATTTTCTAAATAGTCATTAGTCATAGACTGAAACGCTTCCCAAACAAGGGATTTAATAGAACGGCGCGTATTTTCAAGATTGATCTGTAAAAGGCTTTTACCGTTACCGCCGTTTGTGTTCCGCTCTGTTACGTCAAAATATGCTGTGATACTGTCCCGCAAATAACCGATATTTAGCTTCATGCTGCCAGTGTTCAAGAAATAAGAATCAAGCGTGTTAAAAGTCAAATTTTGATTTGTCATTTTGAAAACCTCCATATTTTGAAAGAATGGGTTTATAGTTTCACGGGATAGGGTTTTATTTGTAGCGGGAAAAACCCTTCAGAAAACCGCCGCTTTTGTATTTGTTGTTATTATGCCGCCTTCTTGATAAAATCATCTAACAAGGCATTGACAGCGGCTTCTTGATCCTCATATGTGCGGGAGTAGTCCCGCCAAATTGCTTCGGCCTTTTTGTCATATTCCCGGATCAAGTCATAATCAACCTTCGCCCCGATAGGATCATAACCCGTGGAAATAATGGTATTATTGATCTGGTAGTAGTCACAAGCCCAACCTTCCCGCCGTTCTGAATAGGCGAAGGGGCTTTTATGTCTCAAAAGGTTTTGAGCGTTGCAATAACCAATCTTCAAAACGTTATAACCGCTGTTTCTAATGGCCTTTTTTGTCGCTTTCAGTTTCATAATAAACCTTCACTTTCTCCCCGTGTTGCCGATAGGCCAGCATTTAAAATTGATTGTATTTGTTGTTATTTGTGCCAGTGCTGCCGCCTTTTATACCCTCATAACCTCATCAAGATAAATCTTGATTTTGCCATACTTGAAATATTGCCGCCCTTTTGCCGTGTCGTATATTTTCGCCTTGTGCCATTTTTGCGGCTTTTCACTGTCCACAATAGACAACCGCCACATAATGAAGGGATCATAGCCTTCTTCAATATGGACTTCAAGACAAGCGCAATTTGCCAGACTGTAAAGGCCATGAATTTTTACGCTTTCATTTTCCGGGTTTTCTGCCGTTTCCTTTTCTGTGACCTGTTCCGGCTCTGCCTCTGTCTCTGTTTCTTTTGCGCCGTCCTCTTCGGCCTCTTCGTCAAGTTTCAAGCTGCCGAAAGTTTCAACCGTGAAAATATAGCAACCATCTTCCCCGATCTCATTTGTACGTGTTTCAATGATTTTAGCGGGGATTTGCCCGGCGTAATAAGCCATAGCAATATATTTTTGGTAGTTTTCACGGGCAATAGGATCAAATTCTTTTTCTGGCTTATATCCGAAAAATTTTTCACTTTCTTTTGTAATGTTCTGATTCCATGTTGACCATACCGCCCCATAGGAAGGCTTGCTTTCTTTCCCGTCAATGATTGTAATATATTCAATACCGTTGATAATGTCTTGAATTGTGATCGCCTTTTTCATTACTATTACCTCCCGGCTGCCGCCTTAATTGTATTTGTGGTTATTGCCTCTTTGCTTTTGTGAAGGCTCTTTTGTATTCCCTCCTTCACTGTCTATATTGTACCACACAATAACCAGAAATGCAAGTGTTTTTTGATTGAAATATTGCACAAATAAAGGTGGTTGTTTTTGTGCAAATTGTGGTTGTATTTCTGGTTATGCTGGCGGGATCATGTGGACGGCTGACGGCTGGCCTGAAGGCTGGCGTGTGCGCTGGCGTTGTGTGTGCTGGCTGCTGATCTGGAATGTGGACGGGATAGCAGAACAACGAAAACCCCGCCTTTTGTTCGATTGAAACGGGATCAAAAGCAAGGCCGGAACACTGGCAGAAATGGACGGCGGGAAGCTGGCGGCTCTGGCTCTGGCCTGATCCCCGCATGAATCCCCGCTTTTGTTCTCTTTTGGCTGCTCTGGCTTTTGTTCGGTTTTTGGAGTATGCCGAACAAAACCGCCTTAAAACAAGGGGCTTTTGTACTGCCGGAAGTGTGCTGATCATGTGGGGGGGTACTTTACACTTTTTCGAGAATTTGAAAACGCCCAGCCGCCAGAGTACATCTACTCAACATCCAAACCGCAAATCAGCCCACTACCCCAAAATGTCATCGAAAATGTCATCGTAAAAACTCCTGTACTCCAGCACTTTTCAGCCGACCACGTAGATCACAAAAACACCAATCTCGCTGCCGAAACCTCTCCAAAACTCCTATATATAAATAGGTATGACGATGACCCTGTAATTGCCTCGAAAAACTATAACAAGAAATACAAAAATCAGTTGACAAACAGGGTTTAAAAGCGTATAATAGATAATAGAAAAGGGACTTGAACATAGGGCCTTTTAAGCACATCGGTAAAATGAGCAAGACAAGAAACTGGAGGTTTTTACGATGACACAAAATATGAAGTTGACTGATGGTGAGTTTCAGGTAGCACTTGCTCCTTGGGTTCAGCAGTTCATGGAGGCCAAAGCCGCAGAGATTCATTCCCCGGCTGTCAAGGTAGCTGCTCCTATTATGGATCAGGAATACAGCGAACAACAGCATTGCAATCATAATCCCACCGATCCTATTTATTTGCTGGAGGATGTGGAGCGGTTCAAGCAATTCTTTCTGACCAGAAAAGGACACAAGAACGTCAATATCCGGGACTATGCTTATTTTGTGTTTTCTTTGAACATGAGTCGAAGGGCGGGGGATATTTTACACTTGCACGTATATGACGTACTGAATCCTGATGGTTCTTTTAAAACACACGTGACATTTGAGCATGAACAAAAAACAGGCAAGAAGTCTATTGTGTTATTGAATAGTAAAGCAAGGGATGCTCTGGCTATGTATTTTAATAGCCTTGGTGAGTATAGAATGTCTGATTGGTTATTTCCGAACTCTAAAAAACCAGATGAGCCGATGAGCGTTGATGGGATGCGGAGGATGCTTCAAAGAGCAACTAAAGCATTGGGAATTGATATGCACATGGGAACACATTCTTTAAGAAAGACAAATCCCTATCATATGATCTCCAGCAGCACCAACACGCAAGATGAGGTGATGGTGTCGCAGCTTCTCAAGCATAACGACATTAAAACCACCTATCATTATATTAAGCGGAGTCAGGCTCAAATGGATGCTTTTGTGGAAGCACATGGACTGTAAATGGTGAGAGTAGGGCAATGTGCTTTTGCCTACGGCAACGCCCATTGTTGTGTCCTTGCTGGTGCAAGTCCACAAGAATAACATATCAAAAGGTCTATGTATAAGCGATTTCATTCAGTTGCCCTCCAGAGAAAGTGGCTGGAAACTGTTTGAATACAGTGTGTTTGACGGGTTTTCTGTATGTACCACTTTGGCATAATATTATATATATTTAATTATGGCAAAAAAGTACATAGGCAAAACCTTTAAAACTCCTTGTAACACAGAAGTTTTCAGGCATTTTTTCTGGAGGGCAACTAAGGGGTCTTTTTAGAGGGAGGTGAGAAAAATCGAAAGCAAAGAAGTAAAATTGAAACGTGGAACGTATAACGAGAGTTCTTTGGTTGATAAAGTATGCTCTGAGGCGCAGCGGAGATCATACCACCACAAAGAGAAATTCGCCAGCGGTAAACATCAAAGTATGTTTTTGGATACATTAGCAAGATACTGTGATTATGAGTATGATCCTGAAACTAAGAAGTATAAGGTGTTGGAAGTCTACAAGTATCCGAAGTCGCTGTATGATTCTAAGATACATAAAGGTATTTATCAGTATCTTGCTCCGCTGATTTTATATCAGGTTGTGTATGGCAAGGATAGTAAGGCCAAGAAAGATCGGATGGCTGTGATTACCTCTCTGGACTTGGCTCACATTACGAACCTTGTTAATTCAAACTACAATAATATGAAATACAATCAGGATGCAGCACATACGGATTTGGACTTCGATCAGAATGTGTTGACTGAGTATTTTAATAAAGCCGATAATAGAATTGATGATTACATTCGGAGATGTATTAAGTATCTTTCAGCTATGAACTGTGTAATCTACAACGAAACACATATGATTGGTATTATGCCAAAAACAGCGGAGATCAATAATGGTCATGTAATTATTGAGCCAGCGCAAGTTCGTAGAGCAACCGATGAAGAAATGGAATTGTATGCCAAGTTAGTAGAACAAGCAAGCAAAAAAGCAAAGATTGTTTATGACAGCGAAAAGTGGTATGGGAAAAAAGCACTAAGATATAATACCGAATTGACAAGATTGATGCGAGAGAATGGGATTATTTTTGTATGCAGAGCGTTTGAACTTTGGCGAGTAGATGAAAAGCAATGTAAAAACATCTTAAAAAGTTTTTCAGATAAAACCATAACTCAACGGCAGAGAGAAATTGGTATCGTGTTCAAACAAATTATGGACACAAACGCTGAAAATAGATTTGCAAAGAATCCAAAGTTGGTAAGTAATTATATCGAACAATTTAAGAGATTATCTGACATAACGCTGCCATATGACTCTGAGGACATTTTGCCAGCGTTACCGTCAGCGAAAAATAGAGATTATCAAGAAAAATTGCAAGAAAAGTATGGTTATGAAATTGAATATGGTATAGGAGGACATGAAAATGAATCTAAGTAAGGTTCAGCAAGAAGCGGTAGACTTTTACACTGGATGTTGTAATGTCATTGCATCTGCTGGCTCTGGTAAAACAAGAGTGTTGGTTAATCGAATTGTGAGTTTGATTAATGATCATGATGTTGAGCCAACGAATATTTTAGCGATCACTTTCAGCAAAAAGGCAAAAGAGAACATGATGAAACGGCTGAAAGAAATGATACCTGAATATGCTTCACGCATAAATATTGAGACTTTTCATTCTTTTGGGTATCGTATTATTAGAAAATTTAACAAAGATGAATTTGAAATTCTGGATCAGGATTGGAAAAAGGTAAAAATCATTGAGGAAGTCATTCAGCATACATTTGGTGAAAAAGAGCCTGATGGACAAGAAATTGCAGATGTTCTAAGTTTTATTTCTATTCAGAAGAATCAGATGAAAAAGCCAGATAAAACCACAAGGTATGGCAAAATTTATAGTCAGTATGAAAAATATAAAAGCGCACATAATCAGTTAGATTTTGATGATATGCTGGTAAAGTGTTATGAAATTTTAAGTTCAAATGAAAAGGGGTTGGCTTATTGTCAGGAGCAGTATCAGTTTATCTTGGCAGATGAGATGCAGGACACCAATGCAGTACAGTATGAAATCCTACGTCTGATTGGAAGTAAATATAAGAATGTGTTTGTCGTGGATGATCCTCTTCAGAACATTTTTATGTGGCGTGGTAGTGACAATAAGTATGTGCTTGGGTTTGACCAAGACTGGCCTGAAGCGAAAATTATCCATTTAAATAAGAACTATCGCAGCAGCCAAGATATTGTTGAGGCAGCAAACCTCTTTGCAAGATGTATTCCAGAATCCAAGCATCCTCATTATGTAGAAAGTATTTCTGATAAGGGTAAGTTTGAGAAGCCAGTGTATGAAAGGTATCTGAATGAAACAGCAGAAGCAGATAGTATAGCGGCAAAGATTAAAGAGTATTCGGAAGCTGGGTATGAGTACAAAGATATTGCAATATTGACAAGGACAAATGCACAACTACAAAATTTTGAAGCATCTCTTTATCGGCACAATATTCCTTACTCTATCGTTGATGGACTGTCGTTCATTGACCGCCGAGAGATTAAGACTGTGCTGTGTTATCTCAGACTTATTTGTGATATGAATGATGATGAGGCTTTTGAATACATATATAACCGACCTAATAGATGGCTTGGTCAAGCCTTTATTCAGGAAGTACGGCGGCTTGCACGTAGAGAAAAGATTTCTATGTACTGTGCAATGTTTACAGTAAGTAAAGCAAATTGGCGGTACAAGAACGCCGTCAATAATATATATGCTACTATTAAAACTGTAGGTGACGAGAAGTATAAGACCGTTGCTGACATTATTAAAAACTTACGTGACTATCTAAATCTTGATTCTTATGTTTCAAAAGATTTGTGCGAAAATGATGATAGTCGTGTTGAAAATTTGAATACGCTTGAACGAATGGCTTCAGACTATGACGATCCGAAAAGATTCATTGCCTTTATGACAAGGCTTTCAAAGGAAAAGAAAACCAATCCAAATTCTGTTCAATTAATGACAATCCATAAATCTAAGGGACTGGAATTTCCTGTTGTATTTGTCGCCGGTGTGAATCAAGGGCTTTTGCCTCATGAAAAGAGCGAGAATCCTGATGAAGAAAAACGACTCATGTATGTGGCTATGACGAGAGCGGAGAAACTTTTGAACATATCCTCCACAATGCAGTATAATGGGAAAGAGGTTGATGAAAGTGAATTTATTTCACATATTTTTTAGAGCAAATAACCATAAATACAACAATATAAGGGAGGAATATAAATCAGATAGGAGTAGATGTTTGAAATGGAATATAAAAGCGAAAAGCCTTCGTGCTTAGAATGTATCTGGCGTGACCAGTGTGAAAGTGACGAAATTTGTGATTTTTTTGATCCCGGCAGATTGCCTACGGATGAGGAAATTGAATTAGAGATTGAGATTCAACGAAATCAATACAGGTTGGATTTTCATAAATATGCTGATGAATATGGAGATGGTCGTAATGACCAGTAAGGAGTGTTGAAATTGATTTACTTAGATAATGCAGCTACAACAAGAATCTCACATGAAGCATTTGAAGCTGCACTATGGGCTTTGCATGATGATTATGGTAATCCGAGTAGTTTACATCAAGCCGGAGTTAGTGCAGCAAAAGTAGTGGGAAAAGCCCGTAGCCAGATTGCAAACTACATTGGTGCAAGTCCTGATGAAATTGTATTTACGGCTGGAGGAAGCGAGGCTGACAATCTTGCGTTGCGTGGCATGGCTCCATACCTGAAGAAGATTGGAAAGACTACAATTATTACCAGTATGATTGAGCATCATGCGGTGCTTCATACTTGTCAATCCTTAGAGACAGATGGATTCAAGGTAATTTATATGCCAGTAGATCAGGATGGTCGTGTCGATATTGAGGAACTGGATCGTGTGATGCAACAGTTCAAGGATTCGTTGGGTATGGTGTCGATTATGGCTGTGAACAACGAAATCGGGTCTATTCAGCTTATTGATGATATTGGCGATTTGTGTCAGGAATTTGGGGTTATTTTTATGACTGATGCAGTTCAGGCGTTGGGGCATATTCCTTTGGATGTGAACAAGAGCCATATTGATTTGATGGCAATGTCTGGACATAAAATTAATGCTATGAAGGGTGTTGGAGTTCTTTATGTACGCCGTGGGCTGAAAATTGATCCAATTATCACAGGGGGCGGTCAAGAGCATCATCTTCGTGCTGGAACAGAGAATGTTCCCGGTATTGCATCTATGGGTGCTGCTGTAGAACTTTTGCATAAACAAAGCACTATGGATTATCGAGAGGGCATTTATAAGAGTTTGCGTAAGGTATTCTTGGATGAACTTGATAGACTTGGTGTGGTGTACCATGTTAATACAGACGGCGGTGTTCCGGGAATTATCAGTCTTACGCTGCCTCATTGTGAGAGTGAAGCTATGTTGTTATTGCTGAATGAAAGAGATGTGTGTGTGTCCGCTGGTTCTGCGTGTACTGCTGGTTCACTTGATCCTTCTCATGTTCTGAAGGCATTGTATCTTGATGACCATGATGCGAGTTGCACAATTCGTATTTCAATGGGACGAGATAATAGCAGCGAGGATATGTTAAAAGCAGCACAGACCATTGCTGAGTCTGTTAAGCAACTTCATGCAATGTTATGATTGTAGAGCAAAGGAGTGATTGTGCTGGAACAATGGGCTGGTGCTTGGTATGACGGAGAAGATTTGTCATGGCGTTTCGAGATTTCTACATATGGCAGGATTCGGAACGCCATAACAAAAAGAGTATATAAACCCCATATCGGGACAAGTGATTATTTACAAATTTGCACTTCAATTTGTGGACGAAATAAAAACATCCGAATACATAGATGTGTAGCAGAAACATTTTTGCCGAACTGGTTCAATGATGAGATTGTTAATCACATTGATGGCAACAAACAAAATAACCACCTTGAGAATTTGGAATGGTGTTCGAGGAAATACAATTATGCACACGCCGCACAAATGGATTTGATTGATACTGATAATATGTTTCAGTTTGAAATGAGTTCAAGGGGTGGTCAGTATCAAGGGAGTAATAATGGAATGTCTAAATTAACTGAAAATGATGTGCGCTATATTCGGGAACATTATATTCCAAAAGGTAAAGGGCAAAAGTGTAATCGTCAAGAACTGGCTGTGTGTTTTGGAGTAAGTGTGGGTCTTATTTCAAGAATTGTGAATAATCAAATTTGGACACACGTTTGAAAGGAGAACATCTTTTGGAAAAATTTTATACAGTAAATGAAGGTTCGGCATTATACGAAGATTATTGGGCTTGGCAAAATAGTATTGAACCTAATCGAAAAATTGTAGATGGCTTTTTTAAAGAATTTGGAATTGAGTCAACTTTGTTTTGCCCGTTTTCAACGGTTATTGGTATTGTTCCTACAGAAAATGATAAAGTTAAATTTGCAAAACAACTTTGTTCTAAAGAGACAAATGAGGGGTTACGATTTTTTAAGAAAAACTCTTTCATTAATAAAGAATGGGTAAAACGTGCTGTCGATTTGAAAAATGTGCGTAAGCCTTCGCCAGCATGGTATAACAACTATATGATGGGGCATAGTTCATCACGATTGTTTGATTATAAAGGTATTGTGTATTGTTCATTTAGTGCAGATCAGATTAAAATGCCGTCAGAGACATTTACAGAAATTAAAGGCAGCGAATTTTATAAGGTTATGGAGGAAATTGAAAATGGTAAGAGTGATTAATGGTGATTTACTGGAGGCCAACGAAACTTATATTGTTCATCAAGTGAATTGCTATGGAGCAATGGGGCGTGGTGTTGCTGCTCAAATCAGAAATAAATATCCTGATGTATACCGCCGCTATCAGGAGTATTGTGCAGATCACTTTGCTAAGAAGTTGCTTGGTAAGGTTTTGTTGGTTCCTACAGATGACGGAAAGGTGGTTTGCAATGTCTTTGGACAGGAGCGGTTTGGTGTTGGTAAGATGCACACTGATATTGTAGCACTGAGTAAGGCGTTGACGAGCCTTGCAAAGATTATTCCTTACAACGAGCCTATTGCTATGCCATATATGATTGGTTGTGGTCTTGGTGGAGCAAGCTGGGATATTGTTTATCCTGTAATTCGTGATATTTTTGCAAAGCATACTGTTATTCTTTACAGAAAATAACAAGAAATACAATTATAGGGAGGAAATATGAAGGTATTAGAATTGTTTGCTGGAACACGTTCAATCGGGAAAGCCTTTGAGCGGGGGGGCATGAGGTTTTTAGTATAGAGTGGGATAAAAGATTTGAGAATATCGACTTGTATGCTGATATTGGTACAATAACCGCTGATGATATTTTGAAGAATTTTGGTAGACCTGATGTAATTTGGGCTTCTCCAGATTGTACGACATATAGCATTGCTGCTATATCTCATCATAGGCGTAAAGAGGATGATGGAAATTTAGCACCTGTTTCGGAGTATGCTAAGTTTTGTGATAATGTTAATCAACACGTATTGAAATTAATTCATGAACTTAATCCTAAGTATTGGTTTATTGAGAATCCACGTGGAGGACTTCGTAAAATGAGATTTATGAAAGACTTGCCTCGATATACGCTTACATATTGTCAGTATGGAGATACACGAATGAAGCCTACAGATATTTTTACTAATCATCCTAACCCTCGTTTTAAACCGCCATGTCATAATGGCGATCCATGTCATGTAGCTGCTCCACGTGGAGCAAAAACAGGAACACAGGGCTTAAAAGGACACATTGAACGTTCTATTATTCCTGATAGGTTGTGTGATCATATTGTTGATATTTGTGAAAATGAAAGGGGCGATTGAGTGAAATGTGTGATATGCGGTAAGGAAATAGAAAAGAGTCAATATTCAAATGCTGTGTTATGTAGTGGAACGTGTTTTTATAAGAATTTTTGGAATGAAATTGTTGCCGAGAAAGAACAACACATTATAATTAATGGTGAATGTTATCGTGATGGTGGAAATGTAGATAATCCAAACTATTATGATTTTCTTGGACATTCTGGCAGACGATTTTGGATTAGGTTCTTTGATGGGAGAGAGATAACTACTAACAATCTTTGGTATCAGGGTAAAATACCAGATGAGTTTTTGAGCCAGTTACCTAATACTGCTGAGTTCTTTTATCCTGAACAGCCAAAAGGCGAGAAGTTATTGTTTTGAATGGAGTGATTAAATGCTTGAGAATGGGGTGAGAATACCGTCCCTTGATGGAAAGGACATTTTTGTATCGAATAATTGTGTTAATCAAAAGATCAACGAAAATGGAAAGCCAATCGGATATAGGCTCAGAAGCCAAGCAGGAGTTTTGAATCTTGGACGGTTTATCAACACATTAGATTACAGCCTTGATCTTATTAAGATGCAAGAAGTGTTTGCTCAGATATGTCCGAGTGAACAATTTTCGTTCTACCAAAACAAAAAAGATTATACTTACAGGGTCATTAATGTGACATTTAAGTATAGCAATAAACAATATAACAAGGTTCAAAAAGGCGATAAGACATTTTACATTTTACATAAGTATACTTATGATGATTTAGTATTCCATGATTGTGTGGCTTTTGCAGATGGAGAGTTGGCAGGAGTTGAGGTTGGTTCCCCTGTAGAAAATGCTATTCCAGAAAGTGTGTATGGTACAGCGTTTCAATTTGATGGTAAAACATATAAGGCCAACAGCAATATTCAGACAATTAACAGTGTTGCGAATATTCGAGAAGAATTGTACAAAAACGGATTTTACTGTGACGGTATTAAGTATGTGAGATTTAAGCGCAGCGCCGGATCGAGTCGTGTTGGTAAATGTCTGTTTATAGATGAGCGGTTGTATCCTAAAATGCACAAGTGGGAAATGTGTGGAATTAAGGTGAAAGAGGGACAAGACATTGATCTGGCTGCGCTGGAGCCTTATATTGCACTCACGCTGAGTAGTATTGTAGATACAATTCAACTTCGTCCAGAAAACATTTTGGTGGTCGATGATTACAAGAGTGTATTCCATGATAAAGCTGCTGCTACTCGTTTTGTTGATGGAAGGCTTGTAACCAACATTGAAGATGTTGAGATTTCAAACAGCATTTGGGATGGACAATCGTTGATGGATCGGAGTGTGTTCTTGAAGTTTCAAGAACGCCAGCGGCAGAATATGCCAGAGGCCAGAGAACATGGTATGCTCTTGTTGCGTAGTAGATTTTTTAAGTCGTGCTGTTTTAACTCTAACATTCAAAAATGGTTTGCTGATAACGGGATTACTAATGTAAGTCAGCTAAATGGAAAGACAAGGGCAACACAAATTGAGGATATTAAACTGATCACTACCCCAAGTTCTATAAAGTATGTCAAATTTGGAACATTAGATGAGTGGTTAGATATTTTGGAGCCTACGTTTGGTGTTGTAAAATATGAAAAGCCGACACACTTTTTTAATGGTAGGATGGTACAGACACATTATCAGTTGTTGAATACGCTCCAGATGACATATGAGGAAGTTGAAGCACTGGTTAAACCATCTCTGGATTTTGCAAGATTAATTAAAACTGATCCTGCTGCTCTTAGATTTCAAATTAGCTATGCGTATCGTTCTCCTGATCAGATTCATTATACTGAAAGCATGGCTTCAAAGAATGATGTAATCTATACAATGCTTGGTATTACTGATAAGTTTACAAAAACTAAAATGTATGTCGAGTTTTGTAATGATTTAATCAAAGCCTTTATTAAGAATTTAAGATGTGGACATATTCTCATTCAAGGAAACTATAGTACATTATGTGGTAATCCTATTGAGATGTTAAAACAAGCGATTGGTACGTTTGATGGAACTTCTGTTATTGAAAAGAAAACAGTTCATTCAGTTCGTTTTAATGATGGGGTAGAACTGCTTGGGTGTAGAAGCCCACACGTAACAATGGGTAATGTTCTTTTAACCAAAAATGTATTACGTGATGAGATCATACGTTACATGAATCCCACAAATGAGATTGTATATTTGAACAGTATTGAAGAAAATATACTGGAACGATTGTCAGGTGCAGATTTTGACAGCGATACTATGTTGCTATCAGATAATCAAATTTTAATTAAGGCAGCGAAGCGAAATTACGATAACTTCCCCGTTCCTACTAAATTGGTAGAGGGAGAAGCCCATAAGCGAAAGTATACAGATGCGGAAAAAGCTGATTTGGATATTAAAACAAGTGTAAATAAAATTGGTGAGATTATTAATCTTTCACAAGAGTTGAATTCTATTTTGTGGGATAGATTGCATAATGGAGCAAGTATTGAGTCCGTAATGAGTTTGTATTGTGATATTGCTCAGTTAGATGTTATGAGCAATCTGGAAATTGATTCAGCAAAAAGAGAAAATCCGGCAGACAATACGTTCGAGTTACAGTGTTTAAAGAAAAAGTACGATGTAAGAGATAATAAGAATAGACACGTCAGACCAATGTTCTTTAAATATATTGATGGATACAAAGGGTATCGGGATGATTATTACATATATCGTGAAGAAGATGATGAATTTGTCAAAAAGTGTGTAGTTGGAAGTTATAAAGAAGTTAGAGCAATTAAAGAGAATGATGAGAGTATTTGTGTTGAACGTGGAAGAATGTCATATGTAAAGTACGCAACAAGCATGGATTATTTAGAATCTTGTATTAACAAGTTTAAGATGCCAAGAAAGCGCAAGAAATTAATGTCTTATATTCTGGTAGATGAAAGTGAAGTGGATGGAAAGTATAGCAAGTTGCAAGAAACAAGGATCGTAGATAGCGCAAGACAACTTCGTGAAGATACGAAAGGCGTTTGGGGTGATGAAAATTATTCAAGTAAGGAAAAAAGAGAACGTACTATTGATTTAAGAAATAAGTGGATTGCAGATGTTCAGCAGATTGCAATTTCAGATAAGACTATTCATCATATTCTCTTTCATCTTGAAGAGGACTATAGCGATATAGAACGACATTTGTTTTTGCTCATGATGGATGGAGAAAACTATCGAATGAAGCGTAGCGTATATAATGTTCTTCAGGATAGTAGTACACCAATTCCTCTTTTGAGTGAGTGTAAGAATGGGGAAATTCAGATTTATGACTATACATTCAGAAAGGAGTTAGCGTCCATGCCTTATGATGATCAAGATAATTTCAGAAAGTACGTTAAAGACTTTCTTGATGAATATGGATTGCAAGTTGCTTGGTTTGCAAATCATGTAAATTATGTTCCGAGACATTTTAGTTCATTTATAAATGGAAACTTGAATATTTCAAAGTCAAAAAGGATTGAGATATATCGTAAGATAATTGAATACAAGGATAGAATTAGCGGATTTTGATTTTGTGGAGTTTGAAGTCCATAAAATACTTTTGCAAACCCTTAGAAAGTGCTGTATTATAGAGGTTTTTGATTTCTACTAAGTGTGCAGAAGGGATAAGAACGAAAATGACTGTATTACAGCACTTTCTTAAATCCTCAAATTTATATGAAAAGGACTGAGAAAATTGATTCCTATTACAAAACCTGAGTCGCAGCGGGTGCGTGAAGTGTACCCAAGGGCAGAGATTGTCCGTACTTGTGTTCAGAAAAGTAAGCGTCATCATTATTATCTGCCAGAAGCAGAAAAATATCTGCGTCTGATCATGGATTCTAATGCACGTGCTGCTTCTATTTGTGAGCAGATTGATAAAGAGCGTGAACGCAAGCGCAAATATCGTCATTGATTGGAGGGACAATATGACTAAGGGATTTTACGACTTTGACTTTGATGTGGATGATGGTGTAATCGCCAAAAATTGGGGGGTCGATGAAGTTTTCTATCTGCGTAATTTACGTAGTAGGAAATTGTACTTATCTGATGACATTGACGAGTGCATTATTGATTCGATTGTTCGCCATATTTTACAATATAATGCGGATGATAAGGATATTCCTGTGGAAGAACGCAAACCAATTTTACTGTATGTATCGTCTAATGGAGGTTCGATTGATCCGGGATTTGAACTGGTGGATGTGATTCTTGAGAGTAAGACACCTGTTTATACAATCAATCTTGGCTATCAGTATTCTATGGGATTCTTGATTGGCCTCGCTGGACACAAGCGTTATGCTTCTAAGACAGCTAAGTTCCTTATGCACGATGGTACAAATTTTGTTGTCAATTCTGGTGCAAAGGCACAGGATCAGATGGAGTTTAATAAGCGAATTGAGCAACGAATTAAAGAGTATGTGCTTTCTCGCAGTAAAATTACTTCTGATGAATATGATAGCAAGTTGCGTGTTGAGTGGTATCTTTTTGCTGATGAAGCTAAAGAGAAGGGCTTTTGTGATTATATCATCGGAGAGGATTGTTCGCTTGACGATATTGTGTAAGGGTGGTTGATTATATGGATGAATACCGTGGATTTCAGGAGATAACTTCTGATGATGAACGGTTGCCTACTTTTTATAGTGATTTAACCAATAATATTTTTGGTTGCCGCCAAAATGAACATATTATTGTTTATGACACAGATGGAGTTGCGAAAGATTTCTACCGCTGGGATGGAACAAAGTATGCTCTGGTTGGATATAAGGTGATCAAGAATGATTATACTGGCAATGTTAGGCCAAGAAATCCGCAACAGCGGTTGGCTATTGATATGCTATACAATCAAGATATTACAGTGAAAATTCTTGTTGGCAAGTTTGGAACTGGCAAAGATTATCTTATGTCATCTGTTGCATTGGATTTGGTAATGCAAGGTAAGTTTGATAAGATTATGTGGGTTCGGAATAATGTAGAGGTTAAGAACTCTAAGCCTCTTGGATTTTTACCCGGAGATGCTTTTGATAAGTTACTTCCTTTTGCTATGCCTCTTGCAGATCATGTTGGTGGTAGAGATGGATTAGAGAGATTGATTAGCAACCAGCAGATTGAGGTAGAGCATTTGGGATTCATTCGAGGCCGTGACATAAAGAATACCATTATTATGTGCAGCGAGGCAGAAAATATGACTAAGGAACACGTTCAACTGCTTCTTGGTCGTGTGGGCGAAGGTTCTGCACTATGGCTTAATGGTGATTATAAACAGACAGATCATAAGGTATTTACAGAAAATAATGGGCTTATGATTGCTGTTGACCGTCTTAAAGGCCATCCGAAATTCGGCTTTGTCAAATTGGTTAAGACAGAGCGAAGTGAAACTGCTGCAATGGCAGATTTACTTGATTGATATAACCATAAATACAATTATGAAAGAGGTATGCTAATATGATTAAGAACTTTATTTGTGATAATTGTGACCACTATCTTGTTTGTGAGAAGTTAAAGCCTCTTATGAAGTTTCATGATAGTGCAAAGAAAGACCTTTTGATTACCTTGACTATGGAGGACTGTGCCGATTATGCCCCGGACGCAGATTCTAAAGGCAAGGAGTCTGAAGATACAGAGTAAATATTTTGGATGAAAAATCATCCAGAAGGGAGTGGTAGACATAGAACAGGCAGAATTTTTAAGCCGACAGTTTGATTTACTCCTTGCTCGTTTGGATGATCCTGCTATTGAATGGCAGGATATAGCCGATTTACGCTCTGAGTACACGGGTGAGAATGAACACCGTGATACAATTCGCAAAGGCTCAAAATTATTTTATGAGTATTTGCAAGCTGGTTGGATTAAAAATCCTGAAGAGAGTTCTACGACCGCTACATCAAAAGTTACTAACCAGCTTCGAGAGTTGAAAAAGGAGCGTACAAAACTCCAAACTGAGAAGTTGGAATTAAATCGTTGGTTGCGTGAAAACGCACGTGATGAATTGATTGTTGAGCATATTTGTCAGGCAATCAATGAGTTGAAGCCATTGAGTATACCAGAGGCAATTCATGCAGAGCCGTCTGATCGGGCTGGTATTCTTGTGTTCGGCGATGAACATTATGGAACTGAGTTTGAAATTCGGGGGTTGGGTAATGAGATAATTAATGCCTATAGTCCAGAAATCTTTGAAAGTAGGATGTGGAATTTGCTTGAGCAAGTCGTTGGCATTGTACGAAAAGAAGGATTTTCAAAGATATATGTATATTCAATGGGAGATTTTGAGGATGGCTTATTGAGAGTCAAGCAACTGATGCAACTTAGATATGGAGTTGTTGAGGGGACAGTTCGTTATGCTGATTTTATTACTAATTGGTTGAATGAGTTGACAAAGTATGTTGAAGTTGAGTTTCAGATGACTAACGGAAATCATACTGAACTTCGTATGCTTGGACAGCCAAAGGGTACGTTTACAAAAGAGAATATGGGTCTTGTAGTAGACGCTATGATCAGCACTCGTCTTGCTAACAATCCTAACTTTACTTTTGTCAAAAATCCTACTGGATATATTTATTCAAATATTGTTGGGTTTAATGTGATGGGTATTCATGGCGAAGTAAAGAATATGGAACAGGCTATCAAAGACTTTTCTCATATTTATAATGTCCAATTAGATTTTTTGATCGCTGGACATAAACATCACGCTTGTAGCGAGACAGTAGGCATTAACAAAGAAGTGGTCAATGTACCAAGCATTATTGGGGTTGATGATTATTCCATATCTATTCATAGAACGTCAAACGCTGGTGCAACATTCCTTGTATTGGAAGCAGAAAAGGGTAAGACCATAGAATATGCAATCAAATTATGAGGTGTGCTATGAATAGAAATGACTTGATTGCTGATATTGCTGTACGTACAGGAAAAACAAAAAAGGATATATCTGAGGTAGTGGCTGCATATGAGGATTCTATTGTGGCTGCTGTTAGCCGGGGAGATTCTGTTTCTTTACATAAGTTTATGAAAATTGAACGTAAGATGAAGAATAGACATTCGGCGTATGACTTTAAGAATAAGCAGCCTATTGTTATTCCTGAACAGGAGTGTATTGAGATTCGTCCGGGTACGGCACTTACAGATTGTTTATGATGGGATGGGAGGCCAACAACCTCCCTCCGATACGGGGAGATAGCTTAACGAGTAGAGCATTTGGTTGAAGCCCAAAGGGAGATGGTTCGAGTCCTTCTTTCCCCACCAAAAAATTTTTGAGAAATTTTCAAAAAGCCCTTGACAATAACAAGAAATACAACTATAATAGATAATGTCAGGAGGACAAAGACCTGACAAAAGAAAACGCCTAATAACAACAAATACAAATGGCGCATTGGTCAAGTGGTTAAGACACCGCCCTTTCACGGCAGTAACACGGGTTCGACTCCCGTATGCGTCACCAGAGCCGTTTTGAGAGCAAATGTTCAGTTGGGTCAGCTAAACTTGAGATGTGCCGTATGGGTTATCGTTAAGCCTTATGACTGTGGATAGACACTAAAATGTAATATCATTCCGATGTGATGCCGTGTCGGTTAATGCAGAGAGAAACTGTACGGCGTAAAACAAAATAAAAGGTAGATGTAGAATGACTCCGATTGCAAATATGAATGTTTATAATGACGGAATGAGAAAGAGTATGTTGGATAAGATTTGGTTCTTGGACAAAATTGATGGCGGCATTGATACAATTTATGATTATGGATGTGCAGATGGATCATTGTTGAAGATAGTTGGAGAAATTTGTCCAAGCATGAAATTGATTGGATATGATATTAGTCAGGAAATGATTGATATTGCCAAACAGAATGTTCCTAATGCTGATTATCTGTCAACTAATCCAAAATCAGATTTGCATAATACTATTCTTAATGCTTCGTCTGTATTTCATGAAATTCATGCGTATTCATCTGACATTGAATGGGATTATGGAAATATTTTTAATAGTGGTGCTACATATATTGCAATTCGTGATATGTTTTATTCCAAGCGTTCCTGTCATCCGACAAATTCTATCCAGTTAGCAAAGGTTCTTCAGCATGAAAACCCAAATAAAGTATCAGAGTTTGAGGCGTATAATGGCCTGTTGGTAAACAATAAAGATTTTTTACATTACTTACTGACATATCGGTATGTTGAGAATTGGGATAGAGAAGTTCGTGAAAACTATTTTCCTCATAGTATTGAAGAATTTCTAAGCAAAATTCCTCGCCAGTACGAAATCGTGTTTTATGAACATTATACATTACCATTTTTGCGAGATAGAGTTTATGAAGATTTTGGATTTACATTGAATGATCCTACACACGCCAAGATACTATTAAGGTTGATTGGATAGGTGTTGATATAGAGCAGATGGATATATAGGACATGAAAGTTTTGTGGTATCTAATCATGTAGCAATAAACCACCATCTGCTAAATACTGCGGGGTAGAGAAGTTGGTCATCTCGCCATCCTCATAAGTTGGAAATCACTGGTTCGAGTCCAGTCCCCGCAACCAGTATGGTATGATCAACCAGCCTCCCACCGAAATTTGCAATAGAACGGGAGAGCGGTGTGGGAACTATATAGTGCCAATTAAATGTAGCGTAGTTTAAAATCTGATGTAATTCTTGGGGTGGGTGTGGTGTGGTTAAAGTACCGTTCGATTCGGTTGTCAAACATCAGGAGTTTAGTTAGACCACATGAATGACTAAATACTATGCTATATGCTGCTGTAGCACAATAGGTAGTGCAACGCACTTGTAATGCGTAGGTTGGGGGTTCGAGTCCCTTCAGCAGCTCCACTCAAGTATTAAGGGTCTGGATTTTTTACGGCAGTTAGTCAGACTTAAATAAGGAAACGCCGCTTTACTTAATACTTGATTTATGGGGTCATAACTCAGTTGGTAGAGTGTCTGCTTTGCAAGCAGGAAGTCCGGGGTTCGAGTCCCCGTGGCTCCACCAGATATACGCCAGTAACTCAGTTGGTAGAGTAACGGCCTTTTAAGCCGTGAGTCGTGGGTTCAAGCCCCATCTGGCGTACCATTAGGTGTTTCGCTGCCTGAAATGCGAGACTTTAATCCAAGATGCTGGTATGATGGAATTGGCAGACGTGGCAGACTCAAAATCTGTTGGTAGCAATACCGTGTGGGTTCAAGTCCCACTACCAGCACCAGATAAAGAAAACTCTGTGGTCAGCAGAGTGCGCCGGGTTGAACGAAGGGCGCAGTTGTGGGAGTAGCGGAGAAATACTTTGGACTACAAATGCCGGGAGGTGAAGAAGCCAAGGGAAAGCGGCTTCAATCGACAATGCGTAATCTCAAGTAATTAATAGTCCTGAAAAATCAGGACATGACATTGTAGCCAAGATTGGTAAGGCAGTAGTCTGCAAAACTATGATCGTGGGTTCAAATCCCACCAATGTCTCCATATCCCGTATAACAATGGTCTTGGTTCATCTCACTTTTAGCGAGGGCGGCTTGCAACGCAGCGGGATTTATATAGGGGTATAGCCAAGCGGTAAGGCTGGGGACTTTGACTCCTTGAGCGTAGGTTCGATTCCTACTACCCCTGCCATAATTTTGAGGTGGTTGAGTTATGAGAAAGAAAATAGAAGAAACGACTGAAAAGATTGTGAAAAGTATTCCTGCATCTGATAATGGTGCTGGTGTATTATGTGTAACAAATTCTGGTCAGAAATATCAAATTAGTCAGAATGTAGAAAGAAAGAAGTTTACATTATGGCAAGTGGTTAATAAGGGGTTTATAAAGATTAAAACTGCAAATTCGCCAGTTGATTTATACGACCTTGTTCCTTGGGAGAAATAAAGTAAATATGCTGCTGTGGTGGAATTGGCAGACACAAGGGACTTAAAATCCCTCGCTATTAGGCATACGGGTTCGATCCCCGTCAGCAGTACCAGCCGCCTTGGGTAAGCGGCAAACAAATCTCCTTTCTTTGCTTTTCGGGTGCTGACGGTGGGAATAGACCACTACTGCCGTGTAAGTGCGGCTTTATATAGAGGGTGTAGTGTAATGGCTAACACGCTTGCCTTGGGAGCAAGAGTAGCGGTTCGAGTCCGACACCTTCTACCAAAATGCCAACGTTTTTACTGATCGAAAGATATGGTAAGAGCGTTGGTATCTTTATTTATAAGGGGATGAAAGATGAATAGTAAACGAATTGGAAATATCGGAGAAGCAAAAGTTCTCGCTAAATTTGTTGAAATGGGTATCCCTATTTATATTCCGTTTGGTGATGATGAGAAAGCTGATCTGATTGCTGAGTTTGATGGAAAATTAAACAAGATTCAGGTGAAAACATCCATTAAATCAAAAAATGGATGTTCAATTTTTGATTTAACATCATCAACGGCGCATAGAACAAATGGTGAAAGAAGGAAGTATTTAAATTCCGAGATTGACTATTTTGCTTTATATAGTCTTGATAGAGACAAAATATATTTAATGAAGGTTCCAGATAATCCTATGTCAGCAATTACTATTCGATTTGAGGATACAAAAAGTGGGATGAAAAGTAGAGTTAATTATGAATCTGACTTTTTGATTGAAAATGTTCTAAAAATATAAATTTCAAGTGAGGTGGCAGTATGGCAAACAGATCAGGCAGTTTAACTACTGCCAAAAAAATATGTTCTACTTGTGGAGAAGAAAAAACTTTAAAACGAGGGTTTTATCGAAGCTACAATCCATTACATAAAGATGGGTATATACCTATGTGTAAGGAATGTGTGATTAAAGCGTGTGCTAATGAAGATGGAACTGCAAATGATGAAAAAGTTTATCTCATTATGCGTCAATTAGATAAGCCTTTTATAAAAAAGGAATGGGATCAAACTGTTAGTCAATACGGTATTGATTCGTCTGCAAGTTTAATCGTTGGAAAATATCTTACAAAGATTAATTCGTTACCCCAATTTAAAATGTTAGATTTTGAACAAGGTGAGAAATATAGTCAAGCGGCTCAAAGCGATAATGCTGTTGGAAGTTCTTGGCGTAAAACAAATCAAAACGAAAAAGTATATTATTTGAACGATGAGGAATTTGAAGTAAGCGAGGAAATGATTAGGTTGTTTGGAGAAGGATATACCTCAAAAGAGTATCAAACAATGCAACGAATTTATGATGATACTAAGCAAGATTATCCGAATATTTCAAGCAATCAGAAAAACTTACTTTTACGTTATGTTCGTTTCGCTGCAAAGGAAGAAATCGCAACAAATTCCGGCATTATTGCTGATGCTGAGAAATGGTCTAAACTGACTACCGAAGCACTCAAGCAATTAAATTCCATTGATGTACAAGGTGGTGTGACGTGTTTTTCTGAGTTCTTTCAAAAATTTGAACGTGTAAAAGACGTAACAAGGATTTTGCCACAGTTTAAATATCGACCAAGTGATGCGCCAGATTTTATTATTTGGTGCTATATAAACTATTGTCGTAGGTTGGAGGGAAAACCAGAAGTCCCATATGAGGATGTTTACAAATTCTATGATGAAAAGGTAGCCGAGTATGTTAAGCAATATGGTGATCCGAACCATATTTTTACTGATGATCCAACACTAACTAATCGTGAAAAAATTAAGGAGTTTATTGAGTTGCCGCCAGATTATTATAGCGACAATGATGATCAAATCGAATTATGACATTAGAAGAAATTAAAAAATGTGATGATTTTGCAAGTTGGTGGATGTGGTATCCAGACTTGGCATTAGATTTGATGGCTCCCGCAGAGGGAAGTATTAAATTACATTTAGATCAGCGAGTTTTTATGAGGGCTGGCGCACGATTTTTTAGTGAACATGGTTGTTTTAATCGAGGCTATGGAAAGACGTTTTTAGAATTTGCAACGATGGTCGTAGTTGCAATTCGTTATCCTAATATTGAACTGTCTTTAACAGCACAAACAAAAGAGAACGCTGCCGCATTGTTGAAAGATAAGTATACGGAGTTAATTCGTTATTACCCAATGCTGGAAAATGAAATAAAGAAGTCCAGCTTTATTAAAGGTGACGCTCTGATCGTTTTTAAGAACGGTGCAAGAATTGATGCTTTAGCTAACGCACAAACCAGCAAAGGCCAGCGTAGAAAGCGTATTAGCATCGAAGAATCTAACTTGATGGATAATGTTATTTTTGAAGATGCTCTTGAACCTGTTGTTGAAGTTGGTCGTACTACTTGCGGTAAATTAGCAATCGTCAATCCAGAGGAAATGAATCAGCAGATTAATTTTTATACTACTCCCGGATTTAGGGGTTCAGATGAATTTAACCGAAACCTTGCAATGTTCCACGATATGCGGGATATAAAGGGTAAAATTGTATTAGGTTCAAACTGGATGCTTGGTTGTTGGTATGGTCGTGGTTCAAGTAAAAGAACTATTTTAGAGAAAAAGAAAAATATGTCCTCTATTGCTTTTGATATGAACTACGGTGGGAATTGGGT